AAAAGTACAACTATCTGGCACAATTATGGAACTTTACGGTGCAACGATTGATGAAAGACCCCCCGCAAACAGCGTGCCTGTCGGAGCGACTTACATGGCGGTCAACACACAGGACGTGTGGCAAAGTAATGGTACTGACTGGGTGGTGATGTAATGAGTGCTACTACTATTGCAGTATTAAAAAAATACATGGATGAACGGTTTGGTAAAATTGAAAGGGCTTTAGGTGCACCTATTTATGGTGCGTATTGGGACAAGAGCAGTGATCCTACACTCACCCGCACCCATGACGCTGTAGGCATGGAGGCTAACGTCGGCGTAGACGGCGAGTGGGTACACAATGACTTTGACCGAGCCGAGATCTTTGGCGAGATGGGTCCGGTGACGGACGATTACGGCAATGTGTTTATCCGCATCCCCAGATTCTACATCCGCAAAACGGACGGACCGGGTTACAAAACCTGGGCGGTGAGCAAACACAAATATCCAGGCTTTTACCTGCCGTGGTGCTTTTGGGACTTCGAGAGGGGTGTAGAACTACCTTATGTGGACGTGGGCAAATACAAAGCCAGTCTGGGCTCGGGCGACAGGCTGGAGTCTAAACCCGATACCCACCCTTTGGTGAATGCCAATATTGTAGCCTTCAGAAACTATGCCCGAAACAATAACGCCGGAGATAGAAAGGGTTATCAACAGCTAGACATACATGTATATGACGTACTCCAAACGTTGATGTATATCGAGTTTGCAACGTTGGACTTGCAAAGCGTGATGCAAGGTTTTGTATCCGGGGCTTATTCGTCTGATCATGTGGCAGTGGCGTCGGAGACCAACACAAACAGAATAGTTATATCCACAAATCACGCCAATAGTTTTAGGGTCGGACAGTCGATTGGTATTGGCACATCCGTTACAAGCAATGCTGTTGCTGGGCCTCGTGTGGTTCTAGAAATTAATGATTTAGGGGGTGGAAATAGCGAAATAATTTTTGACGGTGATCCCGTCAACATTGGCGAGGGTAATGTTGTTGCTTCTCGCGGCTGGCTTAATGGATTCAGTAAAAACATTGCCTCATCTAGCGGGTACATTGGCACCAATGATGGTAAATACCCTTGTAGCTATCGCGGTATTGAGTCGCCTTATGGTGATTTATGGCAGTGGGTTGATGGTGTAAACATCAATGACCATCAGGCATGGGTGTGTAAAGACGCAGATCAATATGCCAGCAATCAGTTTGCTGGATCGGCGTACGAAGTGTTAGGCTATGTAAACGCTGACGCCAACGGTTATCCCAAGGAAATGGGGTTCGATCCAGATTACCCATTCGCAGAATTTCCTGTAGAACTCGGCGGCTCTTCTACCACATATTACTCTGACTACTACTATCAATCTACAGGTCAACGGGTCGCCCACGTCGGCGGGAACTGGCTCAATGGCTCGAATTCTGGCCCTGCGTACTGGAACTTGGGCAGCTCCTCGTCGATCTCGGGCGTGGCCGTTGGCGGCCGGCTTCTTAAAAAACCTCTTTAGGGGGGTCTGGGGGACCACCCCCAGTTAGTGAAAGTAGAATACACAGGGGCTTGGGGTGCACGGGTCGCCCACGTCGGCGGGAACTGGAACAATGGCTCGAATTCTGGCCCTGCGTACTGGAACTTGAACAACTCCTCGTCGAACTCGAACGTGAACATTGGCGGCCGGACTCTTATTAGAATAAAAGGCTTCATTTTTTGCACTCCATTCTCCTTACCGCTTGGTAGAAATATGCCGAAAAGAGCAAGGCTTAGTAGGTTTACTCTCGAAGGGCCTTGAGGCTAATAAGAAGCGAGGTGTCCTTTTGTAAGATTGAAAAGGGTTGGTTACATTTGGGAAAAAGTATGTACAATCGAAAATATTAAAGCTGCAATTTGGTTTTCTGCTAAAAAGAAAAAGGAGCATAAGCTTGTGGCTCCAATCTTGCGTAACACCGATATATATGCTGAAAAAATTTTAGAAATGCTAGCAGCCAAAACATACGTTCCGTCTCCTTATATTATCCGGGAAATCACAGACAACTCTAGCGGTAAAATACGCACTATTCACAAACCAAGATATTTTCCGGATCAAGTTATTCATTGGGCATTGATTTTGCAAATTCAACCCGTCATGATGCGGGGCATGTATAAATACAGTTGCGGCAGTGTGCCAGGCAGAGGGCCTCATTACGGACGCAAGCACTTGCGCAGGTGGCTGGATACAGATTACAGGAGGACCAAGTATTGTCTAAAGATGGACATAGCTAAATTTTATCCGTCCATAGATAACGAAGCACTAAAAAATGAATTTAGGCGAAAGATAAAAGATCCACATGTGTTGTGGCTGATAGACACAATAATAGACAGCGCACAAGGCTTGCCTATTGGTAACTATACAAGCCAATGGTTTGCAAACTTTGCTTTGGAGCGGTTGGATCATTTTATAAAACAGGAGCTAAAAATACCTTACTACATGCGATATGTAGATGATCTGGTACTACTCGGACCCAACAAAAAGACGTTGCACAGGGCTAGACCTGCAATCGAGAAGCAGTTAGCTGAGTTGGGTTTGCATGTAAAAGACAATTGGCAAGTGTTTTTAGCTAACTCGCGTCCAATAGACTTTTTGGGTTACAGATTTTATAGAGATAAAACAACTTTGCGCAGGCGCAATGCCTTACGCATCCGCAGGCGTTTTGCGAAGATAGGAAAGAAGAACTATCTAACACTAAGGGACGCCCAGGCCGTCGTGTCTTATTGGGGTTGGATGAAACACAGTGATAGCCATTATTTTTACAATAAGTATTGCAAACCTCACGTTAGCGTGGGGGAGGCAAGGAGGGTGATTAGTTGTAATGCAAAGATACGGGATTGTAGTTGATGGGAAGTTGCGCTTAGTCCCAGAAGCATCAAGGGGCGCAAAGCCTGTAAAATGGACTCCTTTACCAGAATACGACCAAGAAACTCAGGCGATTTTTGAAAAACCACCTGTTGATAAAGGTGACTATATCTTGGTGGAACTTGAGGTGAGGGATGTGGAGCAAGATGAGGGAGAACAGGCAGACGAGATGTTCTAAGGCGTGTTGGGAGTTAATGGAGTTAGTTGAGCGCCAAGCAGAGACCATCAAGAAATTAACTCTCAAGATTAAGGAACTTGAAGCTTTGCTGGAAATTAAGCAATAGAGCAATATACTTGCACTTTAGTTTTCGACAGAGAAGTCGGTAAAACGCATTAAAGGGGAGAGAACCCCTTCAACAAACACAAAATTTCGTGAGAGAACACGTATAAAACACAGGAGGTAAATTTAATGAACTTGAAAGAATTACTTGGTGACGCTTATCGTGAGGATATGACGCTGGAGGAAGTGGAACAGGCTTTGGAGGGGATCAACTTGGTTGACCCAGCCACGCTGCCGAAATCGGTGTCGAAGGAGGTTTTCGACAAAACCGCTTCGGAATTGGCCCGAGTCAAAAAAGAGCTTAAAGAGTTGCAAGAAAAGAACATGACCGCCGAGGAAAAATTAAA